TATACAGGTGGCAGAACAACGTGTAAAGATACCGAAGTTGATTATGTACACGAACTAATAGAATTAATAAAATGAAATTAAATATATTTACACCTTTATTCCGTAGTGGAATGATTAAGAAAGTAGCCGATTCAATACCCGACTATGAAGATATAAATTGGATTGTTGTTATAGCCAAACATAGAGAGATACTTATTAAAGAATGCCAAGCATATAATATTCCATACTTAACAGTTGATTGTATTGATGACCTTAGCGGTGTGGGCAAAAAAGTTAACAAAGCCTTAGACAATTTAGAAGATGGTTTCTTTTTTGGTTTAGATGACGATACAACCTTTAACCATAACACTTATGATATATTTAAAAAGTATCAAAATGATTATGATATGATTGTGGGGCAACAAAAACTATTAGACGGTTCTATTAGAATAGCACAAAAACCAACGCATTGTTATACAGATGGAGCGCAAGGATTAATAAGAACTACCTTAATAGATTGTTTACGCTTTGGATGCTTTACTACCGACCCGGTGGCAGACTGTAACTTTTTATTAAATTGTTGGGATAAGTCAAATAAAAACCTTATCTTAGATGAAGTAATTAGTAACTATAATTTTTTAAGATGATAGACTTTAGTAAAATGACGCTACCTTGTGATGTAGCAAACTCACATATTTTAGGCGAGATAATTGTATGTTTAAACTAATGCAGGATATTTACGAACACCAAACAGAATGGCAAAGAGTGAAGAATTTATAACAAGCCTACCAGAATACGCTCAAAAATATGTTGAGGTATGTTTAAACCATTCTAAAGAAGTGGCAACAGGTAGCGGAAAGATAGTTAACCAAAGGGAAAGGCATATACCTACAATAGCGTTCTTTTTGAATATATGGCTTCCAATGAACTTGGGTGATACAATTGCTAGGAAGACTTATTACGAGTGGTTAAAAGGCGATTGTGAGCAAAAAAGTAACACTATAAAAAAGATAGACGATTTATTTTGTTCTTTAGCCGTTGATATTGTTGCAAATGAGGGCAAAGGTATATTCTATGCAAAGAATAAATTAGGCATGACTGATAAGGTCGAAGCTAAGAATGAGAATACTAATATAGAAATCAAAGCAGAGTTTGGTAGTAAAGTTATACAGCCCACACGAGAATCAGGCGAAGATACACCGTAGTATTAATGAAGAGCATTACAAATACTATGCTCTTAATATTGGTAGGCAGTTTGGCAAATCTTTACTTGGTATCAATCAAGCCTTACATTGGTTCTTTAACGTACCTAATTGTAAAATAGGCTGGGTTAGTCCCGTGTATAAACAATGTAAGAAAGTATTTAAAGATATTGATTCGGCATTCTCAAACAATCAAAACGTATTTAAAGATAAAAACAAAACCGATCTAATTCTAATAGGTCATAACAATTCATCTTTAAATTTTTATTCAGCAGAAAGTTACGATAGTGCAAGGGGTGAAACATTCGACTTTCTTATTATGGATGAGTTTGCGTTCCAACCTGAAGACGCTTGGACTTCTGTATTTAGAGCAACCGTATTAGTTAGAGGTCAAAAAGTATTATTCCTTTCAACTCCTTTCGGTAAAAACCATTTCTATAAAATACATTCTTTAGACGGTGTAAATGATAATTATAAGTCATTTACAATGACATCTTATGATAACCCATTAATTAACCCAACTGAAATAGATGACGCTAGGTTAACACTTCCTGAAAATGTATTTAGACAGGAATACTTAGCTGAATTTATAGACGGTGGCACGGGTGTGTTTGTTGGTGTAGTAGTTAATAATTCACCAAGTGGAGCTGAGCAATACTACGCAGGAATTGACTTAGGTAGGGCAGATGACTACACCGTTTTAACTGTTCTTAATTCTAAAGGTCAAACCGTTTATTGTAATAGGTGGCGGCATAACACTTGGTCAAACATTATAAACGATTTAATGCCACATTTAACTAAGTGGAACGCTATGTGCTATGTTGAGGTTAACAGTATTGGCGATGTTCTTTATGAGCAAATAAAAGCAAGGTACAACCGAGTAGAGCCATTTTACACCACCTCAAAAAGTAAGCAGGATATTATCGAGGGTTTACAAGTGGCAGTCCAAAACAAAGAATTTAGTATATTAGATTTAGATTGGCTTAAAAAGGAATTTGATGTGTTTACTTATGAGTACTCACAAAAGACACGTAGCATAAAATACTCAGCACCAAAGGGTTTTCACGACGATGGTGTTATGAGTTGTGCTATTGCTTACCATGCTTTAAAGACTTTAAAAAATACAGGTCGCTATTCATTTGCCTAAAACAAATCAACTTTTTTAGTATTTAATAGGTATATGACAATACCTTTTAATTGGAATAAAGTAACCATTGAACAGTACCAAACCATCTATCCTCACCTGCAAGGCGAAATAGATTGGTCACGTATCATTTCATTCTTTACCGGCAAAACCTATGACGAAGTTGAGAACTTAGATTTAAAGCATTACAAATACTTAGTTAAAAGCCTTTCATTCTTAACTAAACCCATCCAACCTAAAGTATCTTTTAAGTCTTTTACTTGCGGCTTATTAAAGTCTGTTAAGTATAAACCACAACCTAAGTTAATCACTTGGCAAGGTGGTAACTTTTACAAGGCATCACGCTCGGTAAACGATATAAACGTGGCTCGTTACATTACCATTAAAACATTAATGGAGCAGCCCGACTACTTTCCTAATAAACTACACGAACTTTGTGCCTTGACTTATGAGCCTGCTCAATACCTATCGTTCAAATACGATGGTAACAAACACGCTGAGGTAGCAGATAAGTTTCTAAACGCACCAATGTCGATAGCACAACCAAGTGTTTTTTTTTGCTTAGAAGTATTGGCGAATTGGAATCTAAATACCTTGGATTATTTGGAGGGGGTGGAAGCGATGAAGACGATCAACAAAGAGATAGAAACAGAACTGAGAGAGAAAGGTTTGTCGATTTTTGGGGATGGGTTCACATAATTAAAGAGGTATCCCAAGCCAATAGAATAACAGAAGACGATGTGCATGAGTGGGGAGTAATAAGATTATTAAATGAACTATCTTATCTTAAGGATAAGAATAAAATGGAAGCTGAAGAAATTGAACGTCAACGAAGAAATAGATAAATTACTAAATGACTTTACTGAAAAGTTAGCAGTTGATTTAGAGAATGAAATGTTTGACGCTCTTAAAAAAGGTGGCAGGGGTAACCCAAACCCACCAGATATAAGGTTTAAAGGCGGTGTTGTTTACGGTGTTAACAAGGTAAATATTAATGTATATGCTGATAAAGATTATTGGTATTATATTGAGAATGGCAGAAAGAAAGGTAAACAACCGCCAACAAAAGTTGTAGGTGAAAAGTGGCAAGCTAAGAATGGAATAAACCCTGCAAATATTGTATATCAAATGACAGTTGATTACAATCAAAAAAAAGGGTTTACTAAAAGAAAAGTTAAAAAGCTACCATTCAAAAAAGCAGCAAAACAGTTTGCTTTTATAGTAGCAAGGTCAATAGGTAAAAAAGGAATTAAGGCTAAGCCTTTTAGAAATACAGTTGTAAACGATGGTAGATTAACTGAGTTTACAGATGCACTTTTAAAATTGATTGGTAAAGAAATAACTGTAAAAGAAAATATTTTAAGATAATGGCAATAACAATTCAATCATCACCAACGTCACCAACACCTGCCTATAATGAGAATTGGGTGGTGGCAACGTCAAATCAAACAATACAGCCTAACTTTTATTACACAATCGTTTTAACCGATGTAACAGGCTCTTATACATTTGATACTATCAAAGTAAAACCAGACCCTAACAATAGATTAGTAATGGATTTACAAGCGTATGTTCAACTATTAATGGTTAACTATATTCCCGTTAATTTATACGGTTGGCAAAAATGCACCAATGCAACTAGAAAGTTTCGTTTTAATGTTGGTGAGACTTACGACGTATTAGGCACACCGACTTACTTTGCGGGAACTGACACCGATTATATTACTTGGAATGCAGGAGTAGATAAACAATATATTGCTCCTTATTCACCTAACTACTTTTGTTATGATAGTTCAATACCTAATTTAGTTTACTTAACTGTACTTCCCAGCAAAACATACAAAGACCGCTCGCAATATCTTTACGCTTTATGTCAGGAAAATATAGGTGAATTAAATAAGATTGATATATTTACTTACGATGCAGCTGGTTCTTTATTAGGTAACTATTCAATAAACAGACCAGATGCCGGCACGGGTTTATTCTCTGATAATTACGTTGCTATCGACGTTGGTTATAAAGGCTTGTTAGGAATAACAGCCCCATTTGTTACCGTTAATAGTGGCACATATCCTATCATTACTTCTAACGTTGCATCTTATGTTATTAAGAATGGTGACACAAATGATGTTATCAAAAATATAACAATAGAATGTAATCCTAAATTTGAGGTTTACACTTTACATTATTTAAAAGCTAATGGCTCTTATGAAACTTTACATTGCAATTTAGCTGCTACTTTATCGAGTAGTAAAAC